AATACGGTTTATCTGCTGAAGAAGCTAATGAAAAGTCTAGACAATTTGCTGCTAACCAGGGTATGACTGCTGCACAAAACCGGGCTCAATACGGTTTATCTGCCGAACAAGAAGCCGAAAAATCTAAACAGTTTGGCGCTAACTATGGAATAGATGCGCAAAAAGCAGCACTTGCTGCTGCACAGGCACAAAGCAATATTGGCGTTACGCAAAATACAACTGACCTTGCCAACCTTAAAGCTCAATTAGAAGCCGGCACTACACAACGCAACATTGAAGCAGAAGGTACTGCGGCTGATCTGGCTGAGTTTGAGAAACAACGTCAGTTCCCTTACCAGCAGCTTCAGTTCCAGCGAGACGTGATCACAGGATTGCCAACATCTGCGGTATCAAATACGCCGGCACAAATGAGCGACATTGGTAACTTGCTATCTACTCTAGGTGGCGGAACTAAAGTTGCAGAAGCGCTTGGTTATAAAAATGTTGGCGATTTATTAAAGACGCTTGGGCTTGACATAGGACCGTAAAAGGTAAAGAAAATGAATCTTATACAAATTCAAGAGCATCTTAAGGATCTCCCTACTCAAGTGGTCATGTCCTATGCAAATGGACAGAATCCAGAGGTTCCTCCTTACATGGCTCTTGGTGAACTTAACCGCCGCAAAACATCAGAGCAGCGTAAAACAGAGCCGCCAACGCAATCTGTTAAAGAAAAGCTAGAGTCTGAGGTAGGTGGTCGAGGTATGCCTCAAGGCGCACCGCAAGCTGCTCCACAAGGCATTGCTCAATTACCAGCCGCTCAAGGTGCGCCTCAAGGAATGCCTCAAGGCGCCCCACAGGAGATGCCTCCAGCCCCTCAAGGAATGCCCCCTGGTATGGCTGCTGGCGGAGTAGCTGGCCTACCTGTACGCGATGATATGTTCCACTATGCTCCTGGTGGGATTGTTGCTTTTGCTGAAGGTGAGCTTGTTCGCGGTCCTGGCGGAGAACTTGTTCCAGATGATGATACTGCTGGAGAAGCTGAAGCTCGTGCTGGCATGGCTGCAGCCGATCAAAGCCAAGGACCTCCTGCGTCTGCAATCCAGCCGGCCGGTCTTCAGTCTTTAATAGCGCCCGCAACTGCTGCTATAGCCAAGGCTATTAGGGGTGAGAGTGATGAACCTCTACCTACAAATCCAGATATTATTCGTCAAGAAGTATTAGATAAGCACCCAGAATTAGCTACATTGGTAAACACAATTCCAGGTGCTGAGCTTGCAAAATTATCTGAAAAACTGATGGCGCAAAATGAAGCAAACAAAGCCCAATTCCAAGATAACCAAAAGCGTTTAAATTTTGGCGCGCTCGGTGATGCCCTAATTGCGGCTGGTGAAGCTACTCGTGGACAAAAAGGTATCGGTGCAGCATTTGCTGGGTTTGGTAAGTCTTATAGCAACTACACCGCTGAAGACATTAAACGACAACAGGCACAGCAGGCTCTTGAGCGTCAGCAATCTATTGAAGTTGGAAAACTAAATGCTGACATTGAAACGCTACGTCAAGCTTATGCAAAAGCAATAGTTGATAATGACATATCTGCTGCCACTACATACAAAAAACAGCTTGCAGAAACAATTGCAAGACGTCAAACTCTTCAAGTTGGGGCTTCTGAGAAGGCTGTTACTTTGGCTAATACAGAGACTCAAACAAAAGGCACTCTTGATCATTACAAGAAACTTGAAACAAACGCGGCTCTTACTTTACAAGAGTTGATTGCCAATCACGCTACTCAAGCATCTATTGAGCTTCAAAAATTAGAAGTGCAAAAAGCCATAAAAAATTCACAGCTAGCGCTTGATAGAGAAAGGTTAGACGCTCTTATAGAGTCAAGACCCACCGCTGACCAAAAAGCAATAAGATCAGTTGAGGCAAATTTAGCTAAGCCAAACACTGATTTTTCAGAAGCCAACAAAAGAATTTCTTTGCTTCAGCCTGAAGAATTGGATGCTCCAATTGGAAAATATTACAGGGCCATTAGAGATAAAGCTCGTGAAGATGCCTATAAAAGGGCTAAACTTCCTCCGCCCGATAAGTCTGATTTCCCTCTGTATGAATCTTTTCAGCCTAAGCCGGTTGAGGCGCCTGGATTCATAGATAGGACCAAGGCCATGTTCGGATACGGCTCCCCCTCCCCAGCGCCAAAAGTAATTAAACTTGATTAAGGCTTGTCATGCCTATTTATGAGTACAAGGGTCAGCAGTACGACATTACCACTGAAGATCCCGCTGAGGCTAAAGCTAAGATCCTAGGCTACCTCGAGAAGCAGCCGCCAGCTCCTACTCCGAAGGTGCCTGACTTTGCCGGTAATCCAGCCCTGTCTCCTCAAGAGCAGGCTTATGCTGCGGCCACCCCATCAAGCGCAGGCATAAGAAGCCTACTAAAGACACCAGCAAAACCTCCGGCTGAGCTCACACTATCTCCTGAAGAGCAGGTAATGAGCGCTATTGGTGCTCCCAGCACTGAACCAACAATAGCTCAACCTCCTAAAGAGCCCCGCCCGCCTTCAGAAGCTCGCCCAATGGAAGAGTTTGTTAAAGGTGCAGTCAGCGCTGCAACAATTGCGTTGCCATCGATGTGGGAACAAACTAGCGTACTTAAAGATGTTGGTGCACTTGGAACTGTTCAGAAAAGGCTTGATCTTTTTGACAAGATTGAGACTGGTGAAATCACTAGCCCTGATCAATTGCGCGGCTTGGATATCTCTACCTCGCAAGCTCGTGCATATTTTGGCGCTGACCCTGCAATGCGAGAAAAAATTCGCGAGCGAACAATAGGTGAAATTGGACGCCGTAAAGATTTTGTTGCTGCCTCTATCAATACATTGGATCAATACCAAAAAGATGCAGTTAAGTATACCGGCCGCACGGCCAACATGACGGATATTGAGAACGTCAAAGATTTTACCAATTGGCTTGCTTATAACGCAGGAAATTTACCCGTTCAAATGGCGCCATTAATATTGGCTGGAGCTGCTACTGGTCCTGCTGGTCTTTTTGCGGTTAGCGCGCCAATGGGTGCTGCCCAGGCTCTTGGCGACCGCTTGCAATTTATTCAAGAAAAAATTAAAGACCTTCCAGATAATCAAAAAATAGATGCAATTACAGACTATATAAAGAAAACTGGAGATACAACATTAGCTGTTGGCATTATTAATGGCGCATTAGATACCGCCCTTGGCCCAATTGCAACATTGGCTAAGCGTGGCGTTAAAGAGGTAGTTATTGGAGAAACTAAAAAGAAGGCGTTTAAAGAGGGGCTTAAAGAAATCCCCAAAGGATCGCTTGAGGAAGCTTTACAAGAGGGAGCGCAGCAAGGTGTTCAAATAGCCGGTCAAGTTCGAGAAAAAGAAAAAGATGAATTTTTTACAGAAGAAAACATTAAAGATATTTTAAATAATGCTGCAGCAGGTATGCTTGGTGGAGTTATTGGAGGAGGCGTAACTACTGGAGCAAGGGTTCATGGAGCCAGGACTGGCGAACAAACTCGTGCCGATATCCTTGCACAGGCGCTAGAAGAGGGCGCAAAAGGCGCTACTGTAAATCAGACTGCATTGGATCAATTGGTTCGTCAGTCTTTGATGCCAAATTCCGGCATGGAAAAAGGTACAAATGTCAGGGCTAATATCCCTGGCCTAGAAGTTACTCCCCCTACAGCTCGCCCAGGCATCCAAGCTCCTACCGAAAGCACTCCGCTTGCACCCCCTATTTCGCCTGTAGCCATATCTCCAGAAAAACTAACCGCTGCTCCCTCTGAGTCTATGGATACAGAGGCAATGCTGCGTGAGGCGCTAGGACAACCTCCTGCCACAACATTACCACCTGTTAATGTTGAAGCTCCTAAGCCCACCGAGATTCAGCCAACAGTTGCTGAGGCTGGGCCGTTTGTTCGCAAGCAAATGGAGGAACCAACTCCAACCACCCCAACCCCTCTCTCTATTGAAGGAGCCTTAAGTGGCATTGAAACCCCTAAAGCCAAGCAAGCAGAAGCGCAAAAACAACAAGCGCCCGCAGAATTTAAAGTGCCACCAGACTTTAGATATAGCCTGTTACAAAACCCTTATTACGATGGCATAAAACCACTTTCTTTTGAAGATGCTGATTTTGAATTAGAGGCTTTGGAGGAAAACGCCAAAAGGGGAAGGATGACGCCTGAACGATTTGCTCAATCTGAAATTGGCATAAGGCTAGGAACCAGCGCAATAATGGGAATTAATGCAGGGTTAAGAATTGACCCTGTTGGAACCATTAAAGCATTGCGGGAAAATATTGCGCCAATCACGCAAGCGCAAGAACAACAAGCGCCCACAGCCCCTATAGAACAGAAAGCACTAACTCCTAATCAAGTTGCAGCAATGACTGATGAGCAACTTGAGACTGAAGTAAACAACATTAAGTTGCGTGATTCTGAGCATAACCTTGTTAAAGCTGAAATTGAAAAGCGCAAACAAGCGCCCGCAGCCCCTATAACACTGTACCGTGGAGTTCCACAGGGACAAGAACAACGCCCCACTGTTGGTGGTGCACAATTCATGTCGCCAGACCGCAAGGTAGCTGAAATGTATGCTGGTCCAAATGGCGTGGTATCAGAAAAAGTTCATGCGTTTGATAACTTATTACAAGCTCCAACATGGGTTGATGCCAAAGCTAAGTTGGGTCTTACCCGGTCTGATACTATGGCAGATTTGGTCAATGCGGCGCGTGAAGCTGGTCACGATGGTATTACGTTTAACACTACCAATGGACCAGAGTACATTGTTATTGGCAAAAAAACACCCGCAACACCTGCTAAAAAATTAACAACAGAGCAAGATTATTACGACACATTTCAGAAGACGGCATCACCTGAAGCAAAGTCTGCTTTTGATAATATAGAAAAAACACTTGGAAGTGTTGTATCGGCAGTTAATAATCTTGGTTATGAAGTTACAGATCCAAAAATAAAATTAGATTCAGAGGCCGGTAAATTAAAAAATCAATACAACGTTTTAATTGCTGATAGATCGAATCTTTTGGCTGGTCACTATGCCCTGCAACAAGAATTCAATAATGCTGATCAAAACAAGTTTAATGCCGCTATCAAGCGCGCAAACACTTCTGCCAATAACGCTCAGCAAGTAATCCGTAAAGCTGTTCCACGGCCCCAGGAAGTTACTGAGGCGGAGCAAAGGGTTACAGAGGGTGAGAAGGCTGTTAGCAAGATCAAAGGCAAGCCTGGACTAAGCCTATGGACCTCTCTAACTGGGAAGCTTGGCTCTAGTGATATAGCTGAACTGTTTGGCAAGAGCCCTCAGATATACCAAAAGAAACTTCAAGCCAAAAAAGGATCCAGCGGCAAGTCAATTGCTGACATGGTTTCAGACGGCGATTTGGATGAGTTCCTACCGTTCCAAATGCGCTCTAACGTCCCTGGCTTTGACGGCCAAGAAGCGGAAGAGTACATCAAAGATCAGGTGCGTGGGCAGAACTACATTCCCTACAGCTCTCAAGTAGAGATTGAGCAAATCTTTGGATCTGTTGAAGAGGCTGAAAAATTAATTAATGACTACCTAACTATTGAGGAGCAGAACCTTGAACTTCAAGAAGCAGCAGACGAACAAAGAGAGGGTGAAATCAATGCTCGCAGCGTTGAGCCCGAAAGCGAGATTCCATCTACTGAACCAGATGAAGGAGAAGCGCTTACTAAACCAACCCCAAAAGGATTAAGAGCTAAAGAAAAGTATCGCATTGAGCAAGAGGAAAAAGAAGCCGCCAAAGCCAAGGCTGATAAAGAGGCTGAGGATAGGGCTAAAGCTGACCGTGAAGTTGGTGAATTTACTTTAACAGGCAGCAACCGCGCTGCTGATATTGCAGTTGCACAGGGCCAAAAGGATATCTTTGCCCAAGAGGAAAAGAACGAAGAAGCGCTGGTAAATGAAGACGGCGTTAAGGTTGTACCGTTTGAGGCAGATTCCGAAACTGTTGGAAAGCTTTTAAGCGAAACACGGGAAGAGGAAGAGCCTTCTGATATTCGCCGTAATGCATTAATGCACTCAACGGAAAAACCAGCTAAGCCAAAGCCAACTGAAATGTTAACGCCTGAGGAAGCCAAGGCCCAAATAGATGAGTGGAAGGCGGAGGCGGCACGCCAGGGCAAGGCTAATAAAAATTACAACAAGACCATTCTTAGTTTGTTTGATGCCTCTGGTGAGTGGGCTAAACCTTGGCAAGAGGCTGGCTACGACGTCCATACCTTTGACCTACAAACGGGCGAAGACATTAACGACTTTAGTGCAGAGTACTTACTTGAAAATGGGTATGGCGATTTAGATGTATGGGGCATTCTTGCTGCCCCTCCTTGCACAGACTTTGCCTCTTCTGGCGCTCAGTTCTGGGCCAAAAAAGACGCTAAAGGCCAGACAGAGATCAGCAATGAGCTGGTAATGCAAGTGATCCGTACAGTTAATTTTCTACAGCCAAAAATTTGGGCATTGGAGAATCCTGTTGGTCGCATTGCCAAGTTAAATAACCTGCCGCCAGCGCATCTGACGTTTGACCCTAACCTCTATGGAGATCCGTACACAAAGAAAACCCTGCTATGGGGTAACTTTGAGAACGAATTACCTATGGCTCCTGTTGAGCCAACTGAAGGGTCAAAGATACTTAAGTTAAGCGGCAAGGATAAATACGCCCGCTCGCTTACGCCTGAAGGGTTTGCCTACGCATTTTTCATTGCTAACAACGCCGAAAGCATGACTCCGGCTGAACGCCTTACTCGCACTTACTATGGTGTAGACACCAAGGCTTTTGAAGGCGCTACAGAGGCCGATGAAAAGGCAATTGACGGCTCCGAGTTTCAAGACTTCTACTATGACGGCAATCTAGACGAGGCCACAACCATTGCAAGATACATCATCAATGGGAAACAGGAAATACAAGAAGAGCCTCCATCAGAAGATTACCAAAAGGCAATGGATGAGTCAAACAAAGCGATTAAAGCTTTCAATAAAATACAAGAAGCTTATCGCGCTCAAGAGATTGGTGATGATGAATTCTTAGCGGGCCGCAAGGTTTACGATGCCGCTATGAAAAAGTTTGATGAGGCTTATGCAGCAGAACAAGAGCCAACTAAACCTGAGCCAGTAGAAACGCCAGAGGGCGGCGCTTTACGTTATCCTATGGCCTCTGTTCTATTTAATGACGGCTATAAAGTATTGGCGCTGGATGATCCTCGCTCATACGTTGACAAAGGCGGCGAATCTCATCGCACCTTTGAAAAAGATGGTGTTCGTATTTCGTTTACGCCGCAGCTAGTTTTATTTCAAAATCGAAATTCTGTTATTACAGCTCGCGGAGAATCCAGTGATCTAACTGTAAATGCATTATTGGTTGATCCAAATATGCGAGGCAAAGGAGCCGCCAGTAAAGCTTTGGATAGCTTGACCAAGGCCGCTGATCAGTATGGAGTTACTCTCTACATTGAGCCGGTCCCGATTGTCAACATCAAGGAAAAGAACTTTGGCCTAGACCGCCAGCAGCTTGAGGATCTCTATAAAAAGTTTGGCTTTGACTTTGCGGAAGACTCTAACAAAGTTATGGTTCGTGAGCCAGAAGTAGAAGTGCTGGGCCCAGCAGAGAAGCCTGCCGCCCCTCGGCTTACTAATGAGCCGTACACGATTGAGGGTGAGTTCACAGAAATAGGCGAAGAGAAGCAGCACGCGTTGTTAGCCAACCAAGTCTCCAGCCTTAATGAAGACCAGACAAAGAGCCTAGAGTCTCAGTATGGTGCCAAGCATAACTCTACTGAGTTCTTGGACAGCCTGCGCAAGGATGTCATTGCTTTCATCACCCAAGGCGCAAAGGCTGTTAACGGCAAGATCCGGGCGATCATCAAGCAGATTGCCAACGGCGTCCTGTCTGTGGCGATTGTCTTTAACCCTCAGTTTGTCAGCAAGCCGTACACGATTGCAGTGCCTCAGTACGACATCAAGACCAGTGAGGTTATCAAGGACCTACCAAAAGAAGCGCAGTCGATGTCTGATGCCGCTAAGCGTGCGTATGGCGTCATCTACCCAGCCCTGGAGGCCCAGCTCAAGGCTAATGACAAGCTGTTCATTGTTGCGGACAAGCGAAGCGGTAACACTTACCTATTCAATCCCGATGGATCTCTATTGCTCCAAAGCAAGACTTTGTTTGGCAAGGCCATCGGCGACTACATGCATGGTGACAATGAGATCGTAGCCAACAGGATTACTCCGGCCGGCGTGTTTGATCTCGGCCTGCGTGATGCCAAGCGTAGCGCTGGTGAGGCGTATACCGCTGGTGACTATGACTTTGGCAAAGTGTTTGTGCTGGACAAATCCCACATGGGGAAGAACGGCCCGTACTCAAACACAATCATGCACTCTGTATGGACGAATGAGACTGACGCCAAACAACGCCTCGCTGCGCTAGACAAGCCTGGAGCAGAGGACTCCCGCTATTCCTTTGGCTGTATTAACGTCAACAAAGAAACCTTCAAGTACTTAATCACCAACCACCTTAACCAAATGGATGGTGCCAAGATATTTATCGTTCCCGAGAACGGCGCAAACGTCATGGACTTTATCAATGGTAAAGCTATGTACAGTGATGACATCATCCGCCAGAAGATTGAGCCCGTTACCAAGACAACCGTAACAGAGAAGCAAGTTCCAGCTCCTAAGCCTGGGATTGAGCGCAAGCAAACTGGCCGTGAAACAGAGGCAAATAAGCTTGAGGTTAAAACCGAAGAGGAGGCCCCAGGCAAGGAGCCTAAAGAGCCGAATGAGCCGACTTACTACAGCATTGAAGGCTACGCAGAAGGTGAGCAAAAGAAACGCTCAGACTCCCTGAAGCGCACCATTAAGACTCTCAATCGGATGCGTAAAGATGGCCGCATAACCGACGAACAGTTTGTTGAGCGGGCTGATGCCGCAATTGCTGCTGATGAAGAGCAACGTCTTGCGGAAGAGCCAAATGAGCGCAAGCGTGGGTTCCTGCACATCCAAACAAGATTGAATCAAGCTGTCGATGCCAAAGAAATTTCACGCGAAGCTCGTGACTTAGCCACTTGGTTTATGGTGAACAACGAAGACCTTGTCAGCGACCTGGGCGTATCTATTATTGGCAAAGGCAAGCCAGGGCAAGGTGGTCAATATAACGCTTATAAGCGCATCATGACGGTTATTAAAAATGGCAGTTCTGATTTAACAACAGTACATGAGATTTTGCATCATCTTGAGCGCATGATGCCAACCAAGGTTCAGCAGGCTATCCGCAAGGCTTGGTCATCTCAGCTTGCAAAAGCCGCCAAGAAAGCCAAGACTCCTGCAGAGAAGCTGTACTTTGCAGCCCTCATGGAATCTCACTATGGTGACAACCGCATAAATAATATAGATGTACCAAAGGGTGCGGAAAAAATTTATGAGCGGATTAAAGTTACGTTGGAGAATTTGAATAGCGCCAACAGCGACGCCTTTGCAAGTGAAATGCTTAAGCTTGGCGATGTGCCACGCGAGCTTTATGAGTACTTCAACCCATCTGAGTTCTGGGCCGTAAATGGCTCCGACATTGTTAAGTCTCGCTTTGATGCCGTAAGAGGCGGGGTACTCGCAAGGCTAAAGAACTGGCTCAAAGAGCTGGGCCAGAAGATCAAGTCATTGTTTGGATTGAAGTCTGACGCCTCAATCATTCGTGCATTAGATAGCCTTGCAAAGTCTGATGGCAAGTTTGTTACGAGAGAGATGCTGGGTGAAGGTGATTACCTGTCCATCCAAAACTATCAAGGCAATGCAGCTCCAACAGCTCTTTGGGATACAGTTGAGCCATCATTTACTGATGGTCTTATCTATCAAGTTGCAGATAAACAAGTAGACACCAAACGGGTAATTGAAAGAATTAACGAAAAAGTTGGCCAGATTGATGAGCGCCTGGACGCCTACACAAAAGAGACTCTTTATCATGGGCGCTCCGCTGAGCGCATTAAGAATTTCCTAGAAGAAGATTTCCGGCCACTGCTTGAGCAAATGAAGGAGCAGGGAATAACTGTAGATGAGCTTGAAAAGTATCTTCACAATCGCCATGCAGAAGAACGTAACGAACAGATTAACAAAATTAATTTATCTCCAGACGTTCAGGATGTTGGCTCAGGAATTAAAACAACTGACGCTCAAGATTATTTGGCTAACTTACCAGCAGCAGAGAAGGCCAAGCTAGAGCGCTTTGCATCAAAAATTGATGACATCATTGAGGGGACTCAAGAGATGTTGGTTGATGGCGGTCTTGAGACTCAGGACACTATTGACCAATGGAATAAAACTTACAAGCATTACGTCCCACTACAGCGTGATGATCTGGACTTTGTTCATACCGGCTCTGGATATGTTGGCGGAGTAGGCACAAAAGGCGGGGCATCTAAGCGTGCGGTGGGCTCTGTTAAGCCGGTTAAGGATATTCTGTTAAACATTGCAATGCAAAGAGAGAAGGCAATTCGCAGGGCTGAACAAGCCAAGGTTGGCCGTGCGTTGTATGCCCTAGCCATCACTAGCCCAAATCCAAAATTCTGGTTACCAGTTAACCCTAATGCCGTTAAAAATAGACCCAAGCTTATACAAGAAATGGTTAGCCTTGGCTTGACTATTCAGGACGCTGAAAACCTTATTCGCCCACTGCAAACCCCGTCTATTGATAAGACTACTGGGCTTGTGCGCTATGACGTTAACCCAGCTCAATACAACAGCAAAAACGTATTTCCTGTTCGTATCAATGGCGAAGATAGATTCATCATCTTTAACCCCAAAGATGAGCGCGCCATGCGCATGGCTATGTCTTTAAAGAACCTGGACGCGGACCAGCTTGGTTTTGTGCTTGGGAATATTGGAGCGGTTACTCGCTGGATTGCATCTATCAATACGCAATACAACCCAGTGTTTGGCGCATGGAACATGGCGCGTGACGTACAAAGTGCTGCCTTTAATCTTTCATCAACAGAAATTGCCGGTAAAGAAAAAACAGTTTTAGCAGGCACCTGGCCCGCAATATTTGCTATCTGGAAAAGCTTAAGGGATAAGCCAGCTTCATCTCCAAAAGAGCAAGCCTATATGGATTTGTTTGACCAGATGCGGCTGGCGGGTGGCACCACTGGGTTTGCACAGCAGTTCAGCGGGCAAGGTGAGTCCTTTGGCAAGTTTGTTGAACGTATGAGAACGGGTGCGCCAAAAGAAAAAGTAAACATTGTTGAGCAAGAGATGAAACGCCTTGACAGAGGCAATGTTAAAAAAGCTGCTCAAAAGCTTTTTGATTGGCTCTCAGACTACAACGATGCAATGGAAAACGCCGTGCGTCTCTCTTCTTTTAAGGTGGCATTAGATCAAGGATTAAGCGAGCAAAAAGCAGCCTCTATTGCTAAAGAGTTGACCGTTAACTTTAACCGCAAGGGCGCGGCCTCCCCAACCTTCCAGGCTTTGTATGCTTTTGTAAATGCATCTGTTCAAGGAACTGCGCGCTTAGCAAAGACCTTAAACGGTCCTATGGGCAAGAAAATTATTGCTGGTGGCATTACCCTGGGTGTTATTCAGGCAATAGCACTGGCGCTAAATGGATACGATGATGGGGATCCTCCAGAGTTTTTGAAAGATAAAAACTTCATCATCCCTATTCCATTTGCAGGAAACAACTACATCATCTTGCCAATGCCGCCTGGACTTAATGTGTTCCCAGGAATTGGCCGCATCATTACTGAAGCAGTGTTAATCAAAGGCGGATTACTCAAAAGCAACCAAGGTCTTGGTGATAAAGCGTTAAGCATTGGGTCACTAATACTTGATGCGTTCAATCCGCTTGGTGCCGGAAGCTTTACTCAGATGCTTGCCCCTACTGCGTTCGATCCGTTGTTTGCAGTCGCAGCTAACAAAGATGCATTTGGTCGGCCAATCTATAAAAAGGATATGTCAACCCAGCCAACGCCTGGATATGAGCGTTCGCGTCCTACGGCTACATTCATAAGCCAGGGCATAGCCGAGTTCTTGAATTTCATAACTTCACCAGTAGGCACCAAACATACCAAAGGACTAATTAGCCCGACAGCTGACGAGATCGATTACTTGGCTGGTCAGTACTTTGGCGGCTTTAGTAGAGAAATAATTAAGGGCGTTGGTTCTATAAAGGCCGCAGCTGAAGGTGAAGAGGTCCCCGCATACAAGATTCCAGTGGTTGGAAAGCTGTATGGGGAAACTAAAACACCGGCCGCTATCTCGGCTAAGTTTTACGACAACGTATCTCAGATGGCGGAGTATGAGCATGAAATCAAAAAGCGCATACAAAACAGAGAGCCAGTTGAGGAGTACAAAAAAGCAAATCCTGAATCTAAGTTATGGCAACAGGCCAATAACGTAGAAAACAGAATCGCTAAGCTCAACAAGGAAAAGAAAATTTACCTTGAGAAAAATGATAAAAAGAATGCTCAGCGCATTGAAGAGATGAGAGTAAAGGCCATGAGGGACTTTAACGATAAAGTTAGAGCAGCCCAATAATCTCACGCTCAAACATAAGGCCGATAGTCTTGCGGTGTGCCTCCTCAAACATCTCAATTCTTTCGGCCTTGCTCATATGCGTTCCCTGGTCCAGGTCAGCGTGGCACTTGTAACAGAGTGATGCAATCCTATAGTCTTGTGCTTTAAGGCCGCGCCCTTTGCCGTCCCTTAGTTGGTTGCTGTGAGCCGCCACTACCGTACCATCTTGCGTACCACAGTGCTGGCAGGGCAGCTCACGCGCAGCGTCTAACAATTTACGATTCCTGTACATTTTTCTTGCGACTCTTTTTGATGGCCGCAATACCTTCTTCAGGCTTTCTTGATTCCATAAAGTAATCGGCAAGCTCAAAGGCGGTAGGGACAATTAGTTCTCCCTCCCTGTTCCTGATGATCAATCCGGTCATGGCAAACATCGCCGCCAAGTCGCGTAGGTTTTCTTCATGCTCAGTCATTAATGGATCTCCGTGTTCTGGCGGTTTTCTTTTGCTAAGCGCAGGGTATGTATAACGGCGTTAATGGCCTGATTCTCGTTGTCCATCTTCAATTGGACCATCATGTCGCACATCACGGCGCAAAGCGCCATAACAGCGTTTACGGCGTTTGTGCATTCTGTGTTGGCTATTGCCTCATAGATAGCATTTTGTAGTTTGTCGAATTCATCCATCACATCTCCAAAGCTTCAATTTTTTGGGACAGCATATCGTTAAGGTACTTCCCCTTAACGGCGATATGCTCGATCTCTTTAACTTCATCAATCTGCCGGACGCAGTCTTTCAAGGCTTTGTTGTAGCCGGATTTAAAGGTGTCATCACCATCAAGGATCATGCAGATGGCGTCGCGCACCATTGCTGATGCCTTACGCTGCGCTGCCAAGACCTTGATCTTGTCGTGATACTCTACAGGCAGATATACGCTGTAGGGGATTAGTTTCTTCATTGGTTCCTCCAAGCCTCAAAGCTTGCTTTAAGACGGTTAAATAAATCTCTGGCTTCTTCACTTGTCTTTAGCTCCTTGCGGGACTCTATTCCCAGATAGAAGATCAGCCAAGAGGCGCAAGCCTTTTCGTTCTTTTCCATGAGCCACTCTTTCTTGTGCAGCCATTCCCAGAACTCAGGATCGCGGCAGAGTATTCCGGCCATCTTAACGGCGTGATCGCCTGGAAACTCATGTTCTCGGACCATCGGCTGCTCATCGTCGCCCAGCCGTACCATCACAACAACATAACGCGAGCCAACAAAGTCACGCATTAAGTCATCGGGCAGATCATCAGGATGGACGGCCATGGTTAAGACATAGCCGTCCTTGGACTGTTTCAGCCCAGTCTTGATGCCTTCAAACTGGATTGCGTCGCTCAAGTTTTGTCTCCAAATATTTGATCACGCCATGAGACATAACAAGCTGGTCTTCAAGCTTATCAACTCTCTTTTGAAACTGGTTATTAAAATACTTTTCCGCATCTAATGCTTTAGTTAACTCTTCCTCCATCTTTATAGAGGACTTTAATGCAGAGTTAAGGTTATCGCAAACCTTCTCCCACTCTTCAACAGTTGTGGGCTTTTTAATTTTCTTAGTCATCCCAAGGGTCCTTTGCTTGTGTTGGCTTAACGTAGGTGTTAACCTTTAACGAAACCATACGGTTGTTGTTCTTGTCGCGCTTAACCCAGCCGTCCAGCTTGATCGTTACAGCATCTTCGCCCTCTGCTTTATCAATCATCTCCATGAGATAGGCTTTATCAAACTTCATGTTGCCGTTCATGTCCGGCGCTTTCTCGTTTCGCTTGTTTAAGGAGGTAAACAACGCCCCTGTATTTGTGTAGTCCATTAAAATTTTCCTTTCGCTTCTTTAAATAAATCCATGATTTCGGCATGGACCTCTGGTGACGCTGCTTTAACTTTGTCGTAATGCTGGCGATTGACTTTGTACATGTCCTTTACATCGTCCTCGGTTTTAGCCATCTCTAGGTTTAACTTGGTGGCATCAACCAGAAGCTGGTTCCATTGAGCAGGATGTTCGGCGTCAATTTCAATAGTCCACGGCGGGTTAGGCTCAACCCACTCAGGCGGCAGCTTGTCGCCTTTGATGTACTTCTTAGGCGCTGCCTTTGGCTCTTCCTTTGGAATTGCTTTAGGCTCTACTTTAGGAATCTCCTTTGGCTCCTCTGTCTTGGAAGAGTCAATAGCATCATGCTCCACAATCTCCATAGCCGTCATCCAAAGATAGCGGCGTTGGTAGGTCTCCACTGCGCCTAGGTTTTGGATAGGGTGTGCGCCTTTGAGTTGGGCTGCAGCCATAGGGCTTGCAATAACAATCACTGTGCCGTCATCGGTATCGGTGATGGATAGGGTTGCGTAGTTTGCGTCATAGGACACAACGCCACACAAGCCAATGTCATGAAAGATGTTTTGGATCTCAGGCAAGAAGTCGCCCAGTTCAAAGTAATGATATTTGGAAAAATCATTCCACCCACTCTTCTTCAGCTTTGTGCCCTGCAGACGTATCCGCGCATCCATTAGTTTCTTATGTACCATGCTCTTCCTTTAAAAAAACCCAAACCAAACGCCGGTTCCGTGAATCCATGCGATTGGGAAAATAATCGCGCCAGCAATGAGGAATCCCCATTTGCCAGCCGACAAACAAACAACAACGTGCGTCAGCCATGACGCTATAACCCAGCCAACTATGGCTACTGGCAATAACTCTTCCATGATTACTCCTTGGCCTCTAAACGAACACACAGCTGATCCAATTTGTCAATGGCAATATCAATTTGACCTTCCATGGTGTATGGATCCATAGATTCAAATCGAAATCGATCACCTTCTACTTTGAGCAAATCAGAAAGAAACCCAATGGCCTCCTGAATCTCGTTGTAAATTACAGTGGCTTCCTTCTCTTTAGTTCCTCTTGCCATCAGTTGCTTACGCTCCTCTAGCAAGTCAGCAATCATCTTCAGGTGCTCTTTGTGCCGGTCCTCCATTGTTTTAACCAGCCGCTGAAATTCAAACGACCAGCCAGACATCTTGTGGGTCAAAATATCTGCGTTGTACCAAATGTGGTCAGCAGTAATGCCTTCCGTTTTGGTTTCAACTTCTTGAATGCCATTCTTTTTCATCCAATCTTTCATGCTTACTCCTTAGTTGTTAAATAATCCTGGTACTGGTTGCACCATTTGCTAACAGAGCAAAAGTTAGCGCAGCGCGTCCGTTCTCCTAGCCGCACTTCTATCTCGTACTCTTTCCCGTACTCCGCCACCTTGGCTAGAGCTTCCTCATTGGTGTCACAGACATTGCGTGCCTTGACTCCACCAATCTTTTTAACCGCGTAGGTAGTTTGCTTTTCCCACATCTCATCAGGAGTGCAGTGGGGTAACTCGTCGCCTGTCTCAAGGTCAAACAGGGCGTTGGAGTGGATCTCAATGCGCTGCTGGATAAACTCCTGCTGGCGCTCGTAAGGCCACAATTGGACGGGTATAACCTTCACAGGGGCATCAGGGTAGGATGCCTTGATTGCGGCGTCCCTGCGGCTCCAATCGCGGATGATGGCTACGATCTCCAGCTTGGTCACGTCGGTGTTCTTTACCTTGCGGACAAGCCAAGCGTAGATGTTTAGCTGTAGCTCCCAGTCGATCTTCTCGTTCATCACTGACCATGCGCCTACAGTCTTGTAATCATTAACAGTGATAGTGCCGTCCTCATTAACGATCTGTAGGTCTATAGCGCCGGAAATAGCCCAGCCGTCAACGCTGGTGTGCAGCCGTTCCTCGACTATGTGGTGGTCATCCTTGCCGTGTTCTAGCACGCCGTGGATGGCCGTGCCAAAGATGGACCAGACCATCTCGCTAACATCCTGCTCTATCTGATCAGCGTGCAGCTTGCGTAGCTGGACAATCCTGGGAGAGGAGATCAGCTCGGTGGCCGATATGTTGGCCTTTCCCTTTGAGTAAGACGGCCGCTTTAAGACGTTCACAAACGTCTGCGGTAGGTTGTATTTGTTAGTGATGATCATGCTTTTTCCTTGGTTGATCTAGTGTCATATGTGGTTTCGTAAAGATCTTGAAGTTCAGTAATTGCGTCATTCAATGCATCAAGAATGATCAATTGGGTGTATGAATCTGTCTCTGGCTTGAACCAATCAGCGTAAGAAATCTTGGCTTCTTCAGCGTTTTTATCCCAGCGAACCGTAAAGCAGCGCATATGTTTCTCCTGTAAAATTAGGTGGTGGGGCAACACATTGTACCCATAGTATATCATGTCTTGCAACCCCTTGGAAAAATATTTATGGCGGTAACAACTACGCAGCGCAGCCTCAAGTACATGAGGGACAACGGCTTCTATGCCGAGGTGGTCGAGCGGTACAACTCCTTTACCAAGCGCAAGAATGACTTCGCCGGCTTTATTGACATCCTGTGCCTGGGCCAGGGGGTGGTAATCGGCGTGCAGACCACCAGCTGGGGCCACACATCAGACCGGCTAAAGAAGATCCTAGAGCATGAGAACCTGGACATAGTGAGAGAGTCAGGCATCAAGATAGAGGTCCACGGATGGCAAAAAAAGAACAACCGCTGGGAAGTAAAAATTATTCATGTAGAATAAAGCTGCTTTCTCCTTGGTCCTCGGACCCTTACCCCCTAGGAAACTGGGGGGTTCTTTTAACATTAACAGATGTTAGAGTTGGAGAAAATATTTTTAGTACTTATTGCCGAAAAGCAAAAAGTGCTGTATAGTGTTAATCGTTGCTGTCGAACGCAATAGATTTAGAGCCGTTACTCATGCATTGGCCTCCGGGGATTCTTGGAGGGTTCGACCCAGTGCAGTAGTAACGGCTTTTTTCGTTTTCGGCGGCCACCGGACTCCATCCGTTAGCAAGTGGTTGTATCGCCAGCGTGGAAGTAAAGACAAAAAACTCGGTGTGACCCGCACCTCCGAAGTAGCGTAAGCCAAAAGGAATAAACAAGGTTGTCGTAAAGACACATACCCTAGACCGCTGGGAGATGATCGACAAGCCGGTGAGAACTGGCTTTATCGGGATTCCAGGGGAGGGCGGCTTGGCTGGCCGATAGATCGCGTAAAAACCGGTCAAAGCACCTTGATAAAGAGTCGCTGGCAATCCAACACCCAACAGCCGGGGGAGGGAGGGTCAACGGGTAAGAGGGCTTAGCTGTGGTGATACAACAGTTGACATGCTAGTAATTCATGAGTTATGATATTTACGACTTTAACTTTGGGAAAGTTATGACAAATATTGGCAAAGGCCGTTGGGTTGATGGGATGTACGAGGTAGAAATATACCCCGAGGAAGAGTGGGAAAAAACATGGGCTCAGCAGCTGGGCGGTAAGAAGGTTTTTCATGACAGCCTGGCTAGCCTTTGGCTGAGTGGAATGACCTATACAGCAATAGGCAAAATGCACGGCATGGACCCAAAAGATGTTTCCTACATCTGTAAGCCACTTGTAAAAAGGCATAACGAGCGATGCGAAGCCAACATAGAGAAGTTAAACAAGGTTTTAGTGTGCCCTGATCCTGAGTACATGTTTATGACTGACAAACGTACTGTGCTGCAGGAGATGTGTGCGCTATTGATAGGGGGTAATGAGATAAAAGAAACATTGGAACAACTTAGCAACTTAGGAGAAAGCAAATGAATTGGAACATTTTTAAGAGAGTAGCTGAACTAGAGCAACAGGTAAAAGACCTTACGGACTTTAACGATGATCACAGCCGATGGATTGCGCAACTGGGTGAGAGGGCGCAAAAACTGGAAAGCGCAAATCAGAATTTAATAAACTCAAACCAAGCCCTAATTGGAAGGCATGAGAACATTGGCAAAAGATTACAAGACCTGGAACATCAGGTTTATCTTCAGTCACGCGACCCCCGCATTGCCGCTCTTGAACAACAGGTAAAAGACCTTACGGACCTGAACAGTGATCACAACCAATTTATTGGGAAACTTGAGGGCAAGATAAATCAAATAAATAACAAGCTTTTTATACAGGCGGTAGAACACAAAGCATTCTCTGAAGTAGACAAAGCAAGGGAGGCTAGGCGTCTTTACCACCGCGAATGGCGCAAAAAAAATAAACTTAGCGAGGATGCTCGCAACAAAAAGAACGCATACGCTAGAGCCTACTACGCACGCACAAAAGGAGCAAAGAAATGAGAAAAGTACGATTCATGGAGTTGATGAAGGAGCCCTTCAAGAAACCTACACCCCTTGAGATGATTGCCGCCGAACTAGCTGACGCGCACCTTGAGAAGTTAAACGCTGAGACTGCGGTGGAGTACGCCCAGTCAATCGTTAACTACAACATGACCCGCATTGCCCGCCTTAACGCACGACTGGAGGAATACAAATGAAAGACAACCAAGAGATAGCAGAAGACTACACCGACTGGCTGGTAAAGACCGGAGGCTTTGCAAGGGACATGACCTTGCGTGATGAGTTTGCGGGGCTGGCTATGCAAGGTGCTATATCGCACGGTCTTTTTAATGCGGCTAAAGCAGATCAAGACTACGCTGAATATGTTTCGTTTCTTGCTTATGTTTATGCAGACGCAATGCTCAAGGAGCGCGCCAAATGACATTCAAATACCTAACTAAATTGCTGGTTTTCTTTACGCTTGGCGTGTTAGTAGGCATGTTTTTTATTGAATGGCGGGGGTAAGCAAATGAACTGCTGTAACGACATAGGAACTTGCACACAAGGGCGTGACTGCCCTATCAGAAAGCAACGCGCACAAGAAGCCAATGAGGCGTATGTCAAAGGATTTTTAATGGGGCAGGAAGACCCACTAGATGACCTTGCCGATACCTTCAAAGGCTTGATTGCTTTTATGTTTGTAGTAGCTGGCTTAACAATGATTGCTTTTGCAATATGGGGGAAGTGATATGACTGAACAAGAAGCAATGCAAATATTAGCCGACATGGGGTTACACGAAGGCGGAATGGACAACTGGGTTCCTGACAACGCTTGGTATAGGTTTGCTAATGTTGTAGAAGCAGCAGCCCGTGCCGATGAGCATAAGAGGGCTTGTGCATTCATGCGTCAAATGCATGATGCCTACTCAATGGCAAGCTATCCACCAAGGGGAACAACATGACAGGCTACAAATCAAAGAAAGCAGCGGCGCTGGACGAGGAAGGGATGTACCTTGTGCATCACACTAAGCGCAAAGATGACGACGACGACATCCAAGTCTATAAGCGCCCGTGGGTAAGCCTGACGGATGAGGAAATTGATGTTATCTATGAGCAACACCACAACCAGTATGGCGAATGTGAATCACCTAACTTTGGTTATGAACGCGCCATTGAAGCAAAATCAAAGGAGAAGAACACATGAAAGTACATCACCTTAAAGACTGGAACGCTACTGCCATGCTTACCCATGCAATAGAGCGTATAGCACCTGAGCAATCTTGTATTGTGCTGTTCTACGAAGATGGCGAACTTAAATTTCTCTCATCTCATGTAGATAACCAACACGCTGTATGGATGTACGAAATGGCAAAGCTATCTGTGCTGCATGAATGCATTACTCACTAAAGGACAAAAACACATGAAAGAAGCATTGAAGCTGGCGCTTGAGGCACTGGAAACTTGCTGTGAAGATGAATGGCATAGCGAGGATGACTTTGGCCTTGCACAAACTTATGATGAAAACAAGGTTGTCCAAGCCATCGCTTCCATCAAAGCAGCACTAGCACAGCCAGCGCAGGAGCAAAACTTCTGCCCCCGCTGCGGTAAGCGCACACAGGATATCCATACTTGCACACCACCACAGGAAAAATATGAAAGTAACAATCCAACTTGAAGAAAAAGCCGAAGTGCTTGATGCAATTCACGCCGATGAAGCGTGGTTAGCGCTCAGAGAAATACAACGCCTGCTACGTGTAAACGAAAAGCATGATGTCGGCGATGCAATTACGTTACAGCGTATCTCAACTGAGATAATTGATGCTTTTAGTGTTCGGGGTGACAGTGCGTAAGTCATACCACCATGCCGTAAGGATGGCGCTACACAAGTATCATGACGGCCTGACTGTATCTGAGATAGCCGAGCGATTGGAAAAACCCCCGGAACCCATTCGACGTGCGCTGATAACAATGCCCGATGCGTACATAGACAGATGGATTTCCGGTAGGGAGCATAGAAAACAATGGGCGGCTGTATGGTGTGTAATAGTGCCCCCTGAGAACTGCCCTAAACCAACGGAGAAACCTATATGAGTGATGGCCCGAACTTTGCCGCATGGACAAACGAAAACTTAGCTAAGTTTGCTAAGGAAGCCTATGCCCGTATGCTGCTGCAACAAGAAGAAATCGAACACCTAAAGCTAGACGCCAAGGCCGCACTAGACGCTGCGCGCAGGGCAATGGTGGACGGTAGTAAATGACACCCGAGGCCAAGGTCAAGGCTAAGATACATGCTGCGCTTAAGGCGCAGGGTGCGTATGCTGTGAACTACATAGGGGGCTTGCATGCTAACAACGGCACCCCCGATATCCTTGTTTGTCTGCAAGGGAGGTTCATAGGTATCGAGGCCAAGGCCGGTAGCAACAAACCCACTGACTTACAACTACACAATCTGCGGCGCATCGACGAGGCCGGAGGCATAGCCTTAGTTATTAACGAAACTAACTTGGAGCTTGTACGTGACATCTACAACACCAAATCCAATTTTGGACTTTTTGCAAAACCGGCAAAAGCCGCTGGAGCAGAAGGAGAACCGCAAATTAAAAGACGCCCTGCGTAAGCGTAAAGCCCGCGCACGAGACGATCAACTTAACTGGAGAGACCATGACACACGAACTAGACTGCTCACCCGCAGCAGCGATGATGATAGAACGGATGCAGACACACCCTGAGGACTTTCTTTATGGGGGCAGACTGCACCTCATGTCTGAGAACGGCAACTTATCCAAGCGTGACCGCCAAGCACTTAACGATGCCCATGACAAGTACATCAAAGAACCCGAACTTATGGTGTGGGTGCTTGAGACATTGATGAAGCCGGACGACCCGGAGAAAGATGAACGGATGCCGAAGTTCACAACACATACCCAGTACGATATGGCGACGGGACACAACGACCCTCGACTGCTGTATGGCAACGCAACTACTCTGGAACATCAACACCACGTAGAAACTCAAAGGAGAGCCTCTAGTTTCTTTAATAAAGCACTGGGGAAGTTCTGATATGAAACCTATGCTACTAACCTTAGACCTAGAGACCTACTACTCCCGTGATTACTCCCTGACCAAGATGACAACCGAGGAGTACATACGCTCCCCGCAATTCGAAGCTATTGGTGCTGCATTCAAACTCAATGACGAGCAAGCTGCATGGGTTGCCAAGCCCAAGCTAGAGAAAGTACTTAAGCAAAACGACTGGTCAAACAAGATGGTGCTGTGTCAGAACACAGCGTTCGATGGAGCCATACTAGGCTGGCACTACGGGGTGCAGCCGCTGGCATGGTTTGACATCATGGGTATGTCACGGGCTTTGTTCCCGCATGAGAAGTCCCATAGTCTCAAGGCACAGGCCGAGCGCATGGGCGTAGGACAAAAGGGCGACGAGGTGCTGCGGGCGCTAGGTAAGAACTACAAAGACTTTAGCCCTGAGGAGTTGGCCCAGTATGGTGCGTACTGCGTAAACGATGTGGACTTGACCCATGCGCTATTTAAGAAGTACATGGCCCTTGGGTTCCCTAAGATTGAGTTGCAGTTGATCGACCTAACGCTGCGCATGTACATTGACCCCGTGCTAGTGCTAGATGAATCCATGCTGCGTAAGCACCTGACTGAAGTGCAAGACCGCAAGCAAGCCCTGATGGAGTCGGTACGGGACATGATGCTGGAGAAGGCTGACCCTGACTACGTACACGCTATCTTTAGCGAGGGCATGGCGGGCATAAAGAAGTTACTCATGTCCAATGAGAAGTTTGCTACGCTGCTGCGCACGTTCCGCATAGAGCCGCCCATGAAGATAAGCCCGGCCACGGGGCGCATGACCTATGCGTTTGCCAAGAGCGACGAGGGGTTTGCCTCCTTACTGGAGTTTCCTGATGAGCGCGTACAGACACTGGCAGCATGCCGTATAGGCAGCAAGTCCACGCTGGAGGAGACACGCACCCAACGATTCATAGGCATGTCGCAGCGCGGCGCGTTCCCTGTACCCCTGCGGTACTACGGGGCGCACTCAGGTCGGTGGTCGGGACAGGACTCGGTGAACTTACAGAACCTGCCCGCACGGGGGGAGAACGCCAACAAGATTAAGAAGTCCATGATGGCACCGCCCGGACATGTGGTGATTGACTGCGACTCATCGCAGATTGAAGCGCGAACCCTTGCGTGGCTGGCTGGACAGCAGGACTTGCTGGACGCCTTTGCCAATAAGCAGGACGTGTATAGCATCATGGCAGCTAGCATCTACGGCATACCAGTTGACCAAGTTACCACGGGCTCAGGTAGCCAACGCCAAGTAGGTAAGACCGTTATCCTAGGTGCAGGGTATGGGGTTGGCCCCAACAAGCTACAGATATTCTTACGGACAGTGGCAGGGGTTGAGGTGGACTTAGCCGAGGCCAAACGTATTATTAATACGTACCGAACTACGTACTCGTGTATCCCTGCGTTATGGCAGCGGGCGCAGGACGCGCTCAGGGCGATGTCTATGGGTAATGGGGCACAGATTGACGCGGTGGGAATTATCCATGCCATGCCTAACAATCGGATGACGCTGCCTAACGGGCTGTATATACATTACCCCGACTTAACGCAGACCACGATTAACGGTAACACTGAGTGGTCGTACTACTCCAAGGGCCAGCAGGTAAAAATTTACGGTGGAAAAATAGTGGAGAACTTCACCCAAGCGGTAGCGCGGTGTGTGGTGGCTGAGCAGATGCTGCGTATCTCCAAACGCTATAAGGTGGTGCTGACTGTGCATGATGCGGTGGCATGCGTGGCTCCGATAGAAGAGGCCGAGGAAGCTAAACAGTTTGTTGTGGACTGTATGTCATGGCAACCAGCATGGGCTACGGGTTTACCATTAGCTTGCGAAGCCGGAATGGGGGCTAGTTATGGAGACTGTTAAACTATAGGTTCCAAACAAACGCGAGAAACTCATGGCACTTGCACACTCCTATTCTTCTATTAAAGACTTTGAAGGTTGTCCCCGTAGGTATCATGAGGTTCGTATCCTCAAAAAATTCAAATCAAAAGACACAGAAGCGACCATGTACGGCACCGCCGTACATAAAGCCTTTGAAGAACGTATACGTGACAACAAACCCTTACCTGAACATCTTGCGCACTACGCGCCATTCGTGGAACCTCTCGCCAAAGCAACCGGAGAAATCCGATGCGAAGAAAGAATGGCAATCCGCGCTGACTTTACCCCCTGCGAATTCTTTGATAAAGACGTATGGTTCCGAGGAATTCCTGACTTTCTGTCGATCAACCGAGACCGTAGAGTTGCAAGAGTAGTTGATTACAAGACCGGCAAGAGCAGTCGGTATGCTGACGTAGCGCAGCTTGAGTTAATGGCTGCAATGGTCATGACCCATCACCCGGAAGTAGACCTCGTAAAAGGGGCGTTGCTATTCGTGGTGGCTGGGGATATTATTAAGACCGAGTTCCAACGCTTGGAACTGGCAACAATCCTGTCGAAGTGGGCGGGCAGGGCTGATGCAATTGAGCAAGCAGTAGTAGTGGGTGTATGGAATCCCCGTAGCTCTGCGCTGTGTAAATTCTGCCCAGTATCTACATGTGAGTATCACCGTGGCAACTAAACGTAACTACGCGAAAGAGTACGCAAACTATCAAGGTACTCCCGAACAACTTAAGAAACAATCCGAACGGCATAAGGCTCGCCGCGCCTATGAGAAAGCCAATGGCACCCTGCCGGACAACGTGGACGTAGACCATATCAAACCGCTAAGCAAGGGTGGTGCATCCACCAAGGTAAGTAATCTGCGGGCTCGTAGTCAGACCGCTAACAGAAGTTTTGCCCGTACCAAAACTGGTACGATGAAGTAGGCTAGAATTTACCTGCCGAGCAATCGGCATGTTGTCTCTCCTTGATTTGCCGGGTAGTTTACTACCCGGCTATTTTTGTTTTTCTAATGTTCCTATCATGCAAACTATCGACAATAAAGCCCTGCTTTTCAACACAAGAAAGTCCCAACAGATAACCGCACTCATCCCCAAAAGCAAGGTTATTGCACAGCAAGGGGATGTAGACCGCGTACTGGTTAACTGGGGATTTGACGAAGTGCAACTGCTTCGCAATCTAGGCATCAAGGATGTGCCTAGCCCCATACTGGGGCGCTACTCATGGCCCGGTATGTTCACCCCGTTCGACCATCAACGAACTACTGCCGACTTCCTAACCCTACACCCACGATGCTTTGTGTTCAACGAGGCCGGTACAGGCAAGACCGGCGCTGCTGCATGGGCGGCTGACTACTTGATGACGCAAGGGAAAGTAACTCGTGTATTGGTGGTGTGCCCTGTGTCCATCATGGAGACTGCATGGCGCTCTGATTTATTCAAGACAGTCATGCACCGCACTGTGGCTATCGCTCAAGGCTCAAGGCTGCAACGCCAAGCTGTGATTGCTAAAGGCTATGAGTTCGTCATCATAAATTTTGATGGGGTGAAAGTAGTTAACAAAGAGCTTATGGAAGGCGGTTTTGACCTCATCATCGTGGACGAAGCCAATGCAGTTAAGAGCGTGACTACTGACCGATGGAAAGCCCTTGCCGCACTGGTGCGACCCAACACTCGACTGTGGCTCATGACCGGCACCCCTGCATCGCAATCACCCATAGACGCATACGGCCTAGCCAAGTTGGTTGCGCCCGACTCAGTTCCTCGGTTCATGGGAGCCTTCAGAGATAAGGTGATGCTAAAGATTAACCAGTACAAGTGGGTACCGCGTCAAGATGCCCAGCAAATCGTCCATCAGATATTGCAGCCTGCGATACGGTTCACTAAAGCCGAGTGCCTAGACCTACCTGACCTGCTGTATTCAACCCGTGACATCCCACTGACAGCGCAGCAGACTAAGTACTATGACGCATTAAAAAAGCAAATGATGACCATCGCGGCAGGCTCAGAAATTACCGCCGTAAACGCAGCGGCTATGCTCAACAAGCTACTCCAAGTAGCACAAGGTGCGGTCTATACGGATGATGGGAACGTGGTTGAGTTTGATGTCAGTAATCGACTGGCAGAACTCATGACCGTCATTGAGGGAACCGACAATAAAATTTTGCTGTTCGTCCCGTACCGGCACACGCTGGAGATGCTGCGCGATGAGCTAATCAAAGCGGGTTATTCGGTAGAGAGCATACAGGGCGGCATGCCTGCGTCCCAGCGAGCCGAGGCCATCAAGCGGTTCCAAACCGAGGACAACCCCCGCATACTTTTACTCAGTCCGCAGGCTACGGCCCACGGGATAACCCTAACCCGCGCAGACCAAGTTGTGTGGTGGGGGCCTGTATCATCTACAGAGATTTACTTGCAAGCCAACTCCCGTGCCCACAGGGCGGGACAGACCAACAAGGTCACGGTGACCCACCTACAAGGCAGTCCCGTCGAGCGGCGCATGTACGCTATGCTGCAAAGCAACATAGATTTACACCAAGGTTTAGTCGATTTGTACAAACAAGTGCTTGACGACTAAGTTAGACAGTGTATAATTTCAATTGTGGGCGACCCCCACTCCATTTCTATTCAACGTAAGTCAACCGGAGTAACACATGGCAAATGCCGACCAACTTGTCGCGGTCTACATCAAGATACGTGACGCCAAAGACCTAAAAACAAAACAGATGGAAGCAGAGATTTCAGCGCTTGAGGAACAGCTAAGCATGGTTGCTGACGAGCTACTGGAAATCTGCAAAGCAACAGGCCAAGACGGGGGTAAGACTTCGCATGGCTCCTTTACACGGACTATCAAGTCCCGATACTGGACTAGCGATTGGGACAGTATGTACAAGTTCATCCGTGAGCACGATGTGCCTGAACTTCTTGAGCGACGAATCCACCAAGGCAACTTTTCGGATTTCATCAAAGAGAACTCAGACCTCATGCCTGCTGGTGTAAATGTCGAGGCTAAGTACTCGATAACCGTTCGTCGCGCTTCAAAATAACTTAAGGACTTTTTATGAGCAATTTAACTCTTTTCTCTTCTGGTGAAAGCCTCCCTGACTACCTGCGCGATGTCGCAGATTCCACAACCAAAGACATTGCCGGTAGCTCGGGCGGCAAACAAATCTCTATTAAGGGAGGCGTGTGGCGTATGGTTGTTGGTGGTGAGGAAGTCGCCAAGAATGAAGATCGGTCAATGAACTTCGTTATCCTTGCAACTAGCAAGGGCGTGTCCCGTACATACTACGAGGGCAAGTACGAAGAAGGTAAGGACGCCAAGCCAGCATGCTGGTCTGCCGAAGGCAATGTGCCTAACGCAGAGGTGACTAACCCACAGAGCGCTACCTGTGCTACCTGCCCCAAGAATATCGAGGGCTCCGGTGATGGCAAGGCCCGTGCATGCCGTTACAGCAAGCGACTGGCTGTCGCGTTGGAGAATGATATCGGCGGTAATATCTATCGTCTGTCGGTTCCAGCTAAGTCTTACTTCGGTAAGGCAGATGGTGACAAGATGCCCCTGCAAGCGTTTGGTAAATTCTTGTCAGGTCACGGCCTGCCGATTACTGGACTGGTTACTGAGGCCCGGTTCGACACTAGCGAAGCTGTGCCAGTCATGAAGTTCCGCGCTGTGCGTCCGCTAACTCGTGGTGAGTGGGAGATTGCTAAGGCCCAAAGCACTACTGAGGATGCCAAGCAAGCGATTGAGTTCAAGATGGTGCCAAGCCGTGAGAACACTACGCAAGCTGCGCTGCCTGCGGCATTCTCTGAAGCTCCAGCAAAGCCTATGGACGAGCCAACCAAGCGGCCTAAAGCCTCGGCTGCGGCACCTGCACCTATGCCAGCGAAAAACGTGGCGGACATCCTTAGCGACTGGTCGGTGGATGAGTAATGGTTTCTGCTGCTAGAGGGCACACCACCCATTTCATACGCCGAGTAGAGAGCGCTGCGGTTAACCCCGCAGTGCGGCAGTTGGCTATCACTTGCATTTCCAAAGATATTCCCGTAGCGGAACTTGCGGATTTGTTTGGGGTATCCCGTGCGACTGTCTACAACTGGCTTATGGGTACAACGGTGCCGCGCTCTAAACAGCTTGAGGCCATGCCAAAGATTACAGCCCGTCTTAACAAGCGCAAGTAATCCCAATGGTGGGGCGGTGGGGAGACCTACCGCCCTTTTCTTCTCCAGCTACCCCGTGAGGCTATGTGACTGACTTTTTATCATCCGTACTGCCAATTAAAGGCACGTATTGCACGGTAGGAATTCGGGCTGGAACTGTCCGGCAGAATTTCCACAACACAATAACTGACGTAGACGCGGTTGGCTCCGCGCTATCTACTAAAGGCGTAGATGCATACTTTGCACTAGCGTCCTTCCAAGATTCGTCCAGCCGTAAAGTTGAGAACGCTAGCTACCTGCGTTCATTTTTCCTTGACTTGGATTGCGGTACGGGTAAACCCTATGCCGACCAAGCCGCAGCGGCGCAAGCCCTAAAGATATTCCTCGTTGCCACATCGCTACCGGAGCCCTACATTGTTAACTCGGGCGGTGGGCTGCACGTATATTGGCCTCTGACTGAGGATGTGCCCGCAGAAGATTGGCGCGTCCACGCTAAGGCATTGAAGCAACTGTGTACACAACACAACCTACATGCCGACCCAGCGGTAACTGCGGACTGCGCTCGTATCCTGCGTTTACCTGACACCAACAACTACAAGAATGGCACTGTACGTACGGTTCAGATTATGGTCGAGGGGCAGGCAACTGACTTGGATACATTTACTGCACTGCTGCCCGAACCTCCGGCAGACCTATCCTCGGCTAAGTTGTTTGGCATGGACGATACCACCCGTGAGTTAGTAGGCGGGGAATACCCTAAGTGCGAGTTCAAACGCATTGTTATCCAAAGCCTTACCGGCAACGGCTGCGCGCAGATTAAGTACGCAATAGACAACGCAGCTACCTTAGAGGAGCCGCTATGGCGGGGAGCCTTGTCCATTGCAACGCGCTGTGAGGACGGTGCCTCCGAGATACACGCGCTCTCTGACCAGTACGCAGGCTATACCCCCGAGAACACCGAAGCCAAAGCTGCCGAGACCAAGGGCCCCTATACCTGCGATTGGTATCGCAACAACTACCCTGACCGCTGCAAGGGCTGCACACAGAAGGTATCTACTCCCCTGCTGATTGGCCGGATTGTGGAGGAGTCTGAGGTTATAGACGATCAGTACATGATCGAGAAGCCTGAGGACGAGTCATCTCCCGCAGTCGTACTAAGCATACCGGCGTACCCATTCCCATACTTTCGCGGGATTAACGGCGGGGTGTTCCGCAAGGTGCGTGATGCTGATGGCAACGAGCAGGAGGTTGAAATCTATCGTGATGACCTGTACTTGACAGAACGGTTCTTTGACTCTGACGAACACGGCAACGGTGATGGGGAAATGGTTGGTATCAACCTGCACATGAAGCGCGATGGCGTTCGCAGGTTCTTCGCTCCGGTAACTACCCTGTTCACCAAAGACAAGCTGCGTGACCTACTAGTAAAAAATGGCGTAGTCGCTTATGGTAAACAATTGGACGTACTTATGGCTTATTTTGCATCGACGATTCGTAAATTGCAGTCGCAATACGCGGCCAACAAAACCCGCAACCAAATGGGCTGGACACCTGATGGTACAGGGTTTGTGATTGGCGAACTGGAATACACCGCGCAGGGCACCAAGCTAGCTCCCCCTGCCAGCGGTACTAGGCAGCTTGCTGCTGCGTTCAAACCAATGGGCGCATTGGCTGAGTGGAAGAGCATCGTTAACTTTTATGACCGCCCCGGACTAGAGCCCCATGCTCTGACTTTGTTTGCTGGGTTTGGCTCACCCTTACTTAAGTTTATTGGCGGCAAGACCGTCAAGGGTGCGTTGATTCATCTGAAACATAACGGCTCAGGTTCGGGCAAGTCTACGGCGCAGATGGTAGCCAACTCAATATTCGGTAATCCCGACGAGTTGCTGATGAAGCAGGACGATACCTACGCGTCCAAGATGCACATGCTAGGGATGATGAACAGTATTGTGTATACCATCGACGAGATTACCAACGAGAAGCCTGAGAACCTGTCTAGCTTGGCATACGGCGTTACCAACGGGCGGGGTAGGCACCGGATGGAATCACAAAGTAACACCCTAAGGGTGAACAATACTACGTGGCAGAACTTCACAGTCACATCGGGCAATGCCTCTATCGTTGACAAGTTACAGCAGTTGAAAAGCACCGCCGATGGTGAGTTGAAACGTACCATTGAGATATCTGTACCGCGCTATACCGGCTCTACCAAAGAAGAGATTGACTCAGTATTTAACAAGCTCAACACCAACTACGGCGTGGCTGGGCCGGTGTTCATTGACTACGTGTTGCGTAATAAAGAAGAAGTCCTAGACCTACTCCTGCAAATCCAACTGAAGATTGACAATGACTTGTCGCTGGACAGCACCCATCGGTTTTACTCTTGCACAGGCGCATGCATGATTGGTGGCGCTTACATTGCACAGAAGCTGGGCCTGCACGATATCGACGTTGCACGTATCTACAAGTATCTACTGGAACTCATTACCGCGAACATTGCAACCGTCCAAGCTAGCGTAGGTAACGCGGACGTTATCGCCCAAGAAACATTGGCAGCGTTTGTAAACGAGAATGTCCGCAACGCACTGGTCGCTAACAGCATATCCAAGAGTGGGGCACCTGAGCTTCCCCTAG